TGGGACCCTGAAGCAGAGATAGAACCATTAGAGGACATAATGTACTGGGACTGTTTTAGTCCTTATATTGACGTACAGAAGAGACATAGGTTAGAAGGACTGCAGGCACAATTAATTCGTCCTGATGGTAAGAAGGTATTAGGTGATTATATGTTTACTATGGATTGGTCATGGGAGAATAAGAGTATACCTGATTTAAACTATTCAGAGACACCAGAACATAAGTGTGCTCATTTGTTTAAGGTAGAAACTGGTAACTATTATGCATATCCCAATAATCGTATTATTTGGTATGATAATGCATGGACATTTAATCGTATTGAAAAGAACCCTGGATTTGAGATTGATACCACTGTATATAGCGTAGAGAACAAGAGACGTATAGAAACATCAGATCATTATATGTACGAGATTACAGATATATAAAGAAAGGCATTCATCATGGATCAAAACTTTTTAAGAGAGATTAATCACGATCAGAAGACACCAAAGAATAAGAAGAAGGTTCGTGAGGATGGATTCTATGAAGCGAGTGAAGCTGACTATAAAGACTTCTGGGAGAATGAAGATACCAAGCAAACATTGATTGATTAAAAGATTGGGTTTGGTGTAATAAATAACTCATAATTGTTGTAGAAAAATCAAGTGCCTGTCCAAAGAGTCAGTCAAGGTTTTAAAGATATCAGTGCATCATTCAAGATTAACCCATTAAATCTTGATTTAATTGCATTGAGAAATGAGAATGCTATTGCACGATCAATTCGTAACTTAATTTTTACAATACCTGGTGAGAAACCATTTCAACCTAATATTGGTTGTAATGTCACTAACCTGTTATTTGAAAATTTAGATAGACTTACAGCCAGTTCGATTGAATCGGAAATTAGGAACACAGTGAATAACTTTGAACCGAGAGTCCGTTTAACTGCTGTTATCGTCAATCCAAACTTTGATGATAATCTCTTTGAAGTTACTCTTAAGTATGACATTGTAGGTATCGATCTTCCTCGACAACAATTATTATTTGCATTACAGCCCACTAGGTAAATGCCCTTAGTCAATTTTAGCAACTTAGATTTTGATCAGATAAAGACTTCAATCAAGGATTATCTCCGTGCGAATTCAAACTTCACGGACTATGACTTTGAGGGATCTAATCTATCAACTATTCTTGATACGTTAGCTTACAACACGTATATAACCTCTTATAATGCCAATATGGTATCTAATGAGGTATTCATCGATAGTGCCACGTTAAGAGAGAATGTGGTATCTCTAGCACGCAATATAGGGTATGTACCGAGATCCAAGAAAGCTTCTGTCGCAACAGTTTCTTTTACAGTCAACGTTTCAAACACCACAGCTGTAGCAGTCACACTTAAAGCAGGTGCAGTCATGGCATCTAGGTCAGTTGGTGTGAATAGTACGAAGAATTTTATATTCTCAATTCCAAACGATATTACAGTTCCAGTGAACTCTTCTGGATTTGCAGACTTCTATAATATCGAGATATATGAAGGAACATATGTTACACAAACATTTACTGTTGATAGTGCTAATGTAAATCAGAAATTTGTATTACCTAACTCTGGTATTGATACTGATTTGTTATCTGTTGTCGTAAGAGATACACAAGAATCAACTGTAACTCGAAAGTTCGAACTATTCAATAGTTTGTTTGATGTTACTGCATCAACTAGAGCATACTTTATTCAAGAGATTGGGCAAGAAAGATACGAACTACTATTTGGTGATGGTATATTTGGTGTCAAATTAGATAATGATAACTTTGTTGAAGCAAGTTATATTATTACTAATGGTCAATCAGCTAATAATATTAATAAATTTGCATTTATAGGTAATCTAAAATCTAGTTCTGGAGACACGATTAGTTCTGGTGTATCGATTGTAACTACGGAAGTATCTTCTGGTGGTGGTAAACCAATCGAATCGGTTGATTCTGTCAAGAAGTATGCTCCTCAAATCTATGCATCACAGAATAGAGCTGTTACTGCTGCCGATTATGAAGCATTGATTCCACAGATTTATCCTGAAGCAGAATCAGTTTCGGCTTTTGGTGGTGAGGATTTGACTCCACCTTCATATGGTAAGGTATTTGTAAGTATCAAACCATATAATGGTGTCTTCTTATCGAGTGCTATCAAACAAAACTTACAACAACAGATGAGGAAATACTCTGTTGCTGGTATTTTATCTGAAATTGTTGACCTGAAGTATCTGTATATCGAATCAAACTGTAAAGTATACTACGATTCAAATCTAGCACCAACTGCATCATTCGTTCAAAACTTAGCTACAACTAATATTGTCAAGTATTCCGAGTCATCGGATGTCAATAAGTTTGGTGGAAGATTCAAATACTCCCAATTCCAAAAGGTAATTGACCAGAGTCATGAATCAATAATGTCAAACATTACCAATATTGATATTAGAAGGGACATTAATGTTCAACTGAATACTTTTGCTGAGTATGAATTGTGCTTCGGTAACCGGTTCTATATAAGAAACCATGGACATGGGGCAAATTTCAATGGAAATCTCATTGGGTACAATATTAAATCATCCGGTTTTACTGTCAGTGGTATTAGTGGAACTGTATACCTTGGGGATAGTCCAGTTGGTAACTTAAGTAAGGGAACTGTATTTCTATTCAAACTGAAATCTTCGTCAGAACCATATATCGTCAGACAGAATGTAGGTACCATTGATTATGAAAAGGGTGAGATTAGACTTAACCCAATTAATATCATATCAACATTGGTAAATAGAGGAACTCCTTTGATCGAAGTTTCTGCATCTCCATACTCAAATGACGTGATTGGTCTTCAAGATCTCTATCTACAACTGGATGTAAATAATACAGTAGTTAACGTTGTTGCTGACAACATTTCTTCTGGAAATGATGTATCAGGAACCAACTATATTGTTTCTTCTAGTTACGGCTCTAACGTTTTGGTTAGGGGTCAGTCCGTATTCCAAACTGACGTAGATACTCTATCTACACAATTCACTCCTCCTAATGTAATTACATCAGTGGATGGGGTATCTAATACAAATAGAAGAACCAGATCATCAGTACCATCATCTTACTAATAAGAAGTCAGAATACAAATGACAGTAGATAGAGTTAAATTTCAAGAAATCGTTGAAAGTCAACTCCCTAGGTATGTTAGGGAAGACTTTCCACTACTAGGTGATTTCATTAAACAATATTACATCTCTCAGGAATTTGAAAGTGGTCCTATTGATATCCTCAATAATATTGATCAGTACGTAAAAGTTGATCAATTATGTGATGTTGTTGATTCTACTAAACTTATTGGTTCATTAGATACTGTTGACACTACTATTGTTGTAAGTTCTACTGAAGGATTTTCAGATAATAATGGTATCATTCAAATTGATAACGAAATTATATTATATCAATCCAAAACTTCGAATACCTTTGTAGAGTGTTCTAGAGGTTTTAGTGGAGTTACAACATATATTACTTCTGGTTCACCCGATGAACTGACATTTTCTTCAACAATTGCAGAATCTCACACCACCGGTGCAACTGTTAAGAATTTAAACATACTTTTTCTCAAAGAATTTCTCACTAAACTCAAGAGACAGGTAACTCCAGGGTTTACTGATAGGAATTTCTATACAGGATTGGATAAAAGAAACTTTATAATCAACTCTGATAGTTTTTATAAGTCAAAAGGTACTGAACAATCTTACGAAATACTCTTCCGAGCACTATATGGGGAAGATGTAGAGCTTATTCGTCCATCAAGATTTCTTTTTACACCATCTAATGCAAATTATAAGGTCACTAAAGACTTTATCGTAGAACAACTTCAAGGTGATCCTCTTGATTTGAAGAATCTTACGATATATCAAGACCTAACTAGTGCCCGAGGTTCTGTTACTAACGTTCAACAGATACCTTATGAGAATTTTCAGTTCTATCAGATCAGTATTGACTCCGGTTTTGACCGAGATAGTGATGTAAGTGGTTCTATCTACGGACAATTCAAGTCAAATCCACTCACAAAAGTCTTAAATGACGTAAGTGTTGGTTCAACTATCATTGATGTTGACTCTACAATCGGTTTTCCCGAGTTTGGTAGTCTTAGTGTATTGGATATTGATGATAATGAAATATCAATTGCATATACTGGCAAGACTCTAAACCAATTTTTTAATACAAGTGGTATTATTGGTCAAATTGCAAAGAAAACTGACATAACTTTAGACACATATTCGTATGCGTACGTTGGTATTGACACCAGTCAGGAGATAAGAGTCAGATTTACTTCTGCAGTGAAGGATTTTATCCCCAACGGGCCCAATTCTTACTACAAACCGCACGATACCATAGAACTGAAGTCTCTTGGATGGGAATCTGACACGAAAAAGTCAAATAATTACGTCTTAAATGTAAAAACTAACTGGGATGTTATAAAATCTAGTGTTATTGACGCAAATGCCTTTGTATATGAGTTCGAATTTGCAAAAGACCACTTTTTAAGAGAGGGTTATGCCGTAAGATATGAAAATTTCGACGGAACTTACTCTATTTTTGGTACAGTTTCCAGAGTTCTTTCTTCAACAAGTATTATAGTAACTTTTTCACAGCAAATTAACCTAAAAGGTCAGTTTGTAATCGAAAATCAGACATTGAAAGGTGAATCTCAGGTCTATCCTTACTTGAATGACTATATTGCGAATGTTCAGAACACATATTCTAAGTATAATAATGATTTAGTCATTGCATCAAACTCTATTGCAAACTATGATAACCTTGAAACTAATCCATATGACAAGAAAATAACTTTTAGTGCAAATCTTCGTTTAACAGATGAACTAAAATTACCAGTTAACCCAACATCAAGACCTGATCACGGGTATTATACTGGTGATGCAGTGTATTTTACCTCTGCCGGAAATGGTTTTGAGGGTATGCCATCAGCATCGTATTTTGTTTTTAGAGTTGATGAGGAGACTATTAAACTTTCTAGAAGTAAAGCTGACCTATCTAGAAAAATCTATATTACATTTAATGGTTCTGTAGTTGATGCTTCTCTTGCATATCTAGATTTCTACGATAAAAACATCGAACCTCAAGGTCTGTATAGACAGATTTTAGAACCAATCAATGATGACAGGAATTATAGTACTAGAGCCGGCTATACCGGTATGTTTGTTAATGGTGTTGAACTATTAAACTACAAAGCACAAAGTAGTGTTTATTATGGTACGATCAATACTTTGTCCATGACCGCTGGTGGTAGTGGATATGACATTATTAATCCACCCGTATTGTCAATTAAGGATGAAGTTGGATATGGTGCCACTGGATTCTGTAATGTAAAAGGGTCACTCATAAGACTTGATGTCATAGATTCCGGTCTTGGTTATTATGAACCACCCACAATCTCCATTAGTGGTGGTAATGGGTTTGGTGCTCAAGCTGAACCAAGAATGATTTCAATCAAACATGAAAATTCATTCTTTTCAGACTTTCCATCTCAAGTTGATCTTGTCAATAATACAATTACTTTCCCAAGTGACCATAAGTTTTTGGATGGCGAAGAGATAATCTATGAACCAAGAGGAGACAAGATCATTACGGGACTTTCCACTGGAGGTTCTTACTATACTAAAGTTGTTAGTCGAACTGCAATTAAACTTCATATCACTGAAGGTGATGCCTTTGTTGGTATTAACACGGTCAATCTTACCAAATATGGTTCCGGTACACAATACTTTGTTGCATCAGATCTAAAACAAGTTGTATCTTCTGTCGTAATTACTAATCCAGGACAAAACTACGAGAACAAAAGAAGAACAATTCCTGCCGTAGGTGTTAATACGGTATCT